TCTGAACTTACATATCCACCATATCCATCTGGAACACTAGCCAACGCTCCATGTTCAAAATCTAATGCAACGATGGAATTTTTAGGCGTTTGAATACGTGGCAAAAAGTAATCCATTGTTGTTTTCGCAATGTCCATGTTTCCCCAAGTGTCATACCAAATATAGGTATGCGCACGTTTACCTTGGGCAATAGCACTTGCTACTTGCGTTTTATATGTGTATTGTTCATAAATACCGCTAGCATTGTAGCCACCAATCTGGGCAATAGCGAATTTATCATGTGCATAGCCAAAACGACCTTGTTCGCCTTGATAAATCGCCCAATCCACACCTTGATCTCCTTTTGCAGCAAATACATTTAAAGGCATAAAAAATAGAGCGACAAGCGCTCCTACTAAAATTTTCTTTTTCATGTTTTCCTCCTAAATAAAAAGGCATAGCATCAAGCTATACCTTAGTTTAGTTTCTCGTTGATTTTTTCAACGGTAGTTTTAATTGATTCAACATCTTTTAATGAATCGGCTAATTTATCAATTGTTTTTTGATAATTTTGCTCACGATCATTATTTTGTTTCATAACCCAAAAAAGCAAACCTACGAATAACACTGCAAACGAAATTTGCTCTGGATTTGTTAATAATCCTTTGACAAACTCTTCCAACATACTCCCTACTTTCCAACAATTTCTTTCATTTCATCTTCTGTAATACATAGCGGCACAAATTCCATCACTTGTTCAGGAGTGAAACAACCCCAATCAAACATCATTTTGATATCATCAAAAGTAAATAACATTATTCAGCACCTCCTTCCAATTTTTCATTAATTTCCTTGATTTCTTTATCGTGGGCAGCAATCATAAGCATAGATTTTGAATTTAATTTAGCCAAACTATCAGATTTTTCTTTTAATTCTGTGTTCTCTTTCTGCATATTCATTGCTGATAGCATTAATTTTCCATTTAATTGCCCTAACTCATTTGATTTAACTTTAATAGCTTCATTTTCTTTTTCTAAATTTGAATAAAGAACACTAAGATTGTCTAGATTTTCTCTATCCAATTGGTTCATAATTTCTTTCCAACGTCCTTCGCTAGGGATAAAAAACTGTTGGCTTAAGTCAATAGTTTCTAAAGGTGGAATTTCTGTAAACGGAAACTGAACGGGAAAATCTTTTGATACTTCTAATTCTTGTCCGCCAGTACGTCCAAATCGCCAAATTTTTTTCATTTATTTTCTCCTCACTCACTATAATATTTTTATTTTGCTTCTAGTTATTTCTGTTCCTGACTTGTCATATCCAATCACCCATGCATTTTGTGAAACCTTATTTATTTTAGAGCCTACTGTATACTTATAAAAACCATCAGATACTTTTGCTTTTTCTCCTAACTGTCCATCAATTTCAACAGCTACATAATGAATTTCTCCTTTGTATGAACCTGAAACAAAATCCCTTCCCTCACTTAATTTATAAAAATTCACATAAAGCATGTACTTAAATTCAGTATCTGGTATTGGATCATTAGTATGCCAACTTCCGTGTAAGTAGTGATTACCAAGTCGGTCACTTCCGAAGCGGATTCCTTTCACATTCATCTCATATAATGCACCATAGTTACCTTGCGGGTAGGTGTATTGAGTTACTGTCAACGGAACATTCCAGAAACTTTCCCTCATGCTAAGGTCAATTTTAAAACCATCTGGAATTTGAAAAATCGGAACAAAAGCAGTTTTTAATTTAGCAATATCTACTACGTTAACTCGTAAATAAGCATCAACTCTGTTCCCTTCTCGTATAAGAAACATATTTGTTTCTTCATTAAATGAAGCTTTGTAGTCTGCTTGGACTTCATCCAGCCCAGTCTTTTGATAAAAAAATACATCTTCTTTCAAAGCTATTTCTGTACCATTTACTAACGGAATATCCGTAAATTCTTTAGTTCCTCCAATACGTTGAGGTTCAGTTAAATTCACAACATTCGTTGTAAATGATACTTCTTTCCAATCCGTCCATTTTGAAGGAATACCACCAAATTGACGAATAACAATTGTTCTCTCTGTTTGGAATAATTGTCTGACTCCACCTGGATCTTTATTAACAATCAAGCTTCCAGAGTTTGGTAATGGCTTGTTTTCAACTCCTGTAGCTGGAATCGAATAAATACCAGGTTCTACTGCATCATTTAAATCTAATATCTTAGAATTTTTTCTAACAAATAAGCCGTTTTCAGCAGACAATTTAGGAATGAATTTTTCTTCAGAGTCATTTTTATTTTTAGTAATTCTCTCTGATAAAATTTGAATATCACTTTTATTAGCATAACCCGAGGGGTCAACAGTTACGTCAACTTGTTCTGCATTTCCTACTTCTGTGTAAATAGTGAAACTAAAACCTGATTTACTCACACCAATGTCAGGTGGCATATACCCATTCACTTTCGCAGTAGAAACAGAATACAAGATTTCTCCTTTGTCAGGATCTGTTGCATATAATCCAACTGTATTTATATAATAGCCCTCGGTAATACCTTCATTGTTGATAGCTGCTGTAGCTGAAACAGTGGTCTTATTGTTGCTGTAAGCTTGTGCTTTAGACGTTTGTTTTATGTTACTTAAAACTGTCAATTCTTCTAATTGGCTATCTTGATATTCAGTAGAACTGATGGCAACTTGTGTAAATTCTGTAGTTGCTTTTTTTGATAATAGTTTGGCCATTAATTCTCGACCTTGGTTTGTAACAACTGATTTGTTAAATTCCAATCCTTTTCCCTCCTCACTTAATTTCTATAATTTGATAATTAGTTATTGCATGACCTGTTCTTTGAGCTGAATCAATTGCTATATCATCTTTAACATCTTGTGAAATTACAACTAATTCTGTTGGTATAGCAATAGACGCTAGAAAAACTTCGCTCGGAGGTATTTCACCTTTTAGCGAATTTCTAGCGTCTACTAAAATATTTGCTGGTACAATGCTACTAAAAATATATTCTAATTCTGAAATTTGACCAGCTTTTTCAAAATTCATTTCTATTAGCAAGCGATATTCATTATAAAACATTGTTAATTTTACTGGTTCACCAAAACTACTCAATAATTCTTGTAAATATCGTTCAGTATAAGGTACTTGTGATGTCATTCTGGTTAAAACTCTGAATCTCCTTGTTTCTAACGTATCCGTCGATTCAGGTGTTATTTTAAGCATTTGCTCATATAAACTAATAGTTCTGCTATCTGCAGTAGAAACGTATTGATTCGATTGTAATGTTTCAAGCTGATTTAAAAATTCTTCAGCAAGATGTTGTTCTATGCCTATCAATACATTCATTTCTAAAACATTGTGGTACCATTCTGGCAATAAGCTTTTTAATTCATCGATCATGTATATATCACCGACCCAGAAAATGCAATTTCTTGTTTTTGATTATCCAATTGAAGTGATATATCAGAGTCTAAATTATTCAGTTTTATCTCACTGATATTTGCAATTCCTTCAATCTGCATAATTTTTGCTATTAGTTGACTTCTATAAATCGTTTGAGAGTATTTATATCTATTGTCATGAGCAGACCATTGTCTACGTAATTCATAAAAATGTTCATTTATTTTTGAATTTATTCCTGACTTTAAATTTTCTAAGGAAGTGCCTGGAATCACATCAGCATGTAAACTAATATCAATTATTTTTTTAGTCGGCGGAGCCACTGTAACTTTATGCCCAATTGGTGCAATACCATATCCTTCTTGAGTATCTACTGGTGAAATCAATTCTTGCACTTTATCAACTAATGTTTTAGAAGGTATTTCAAATGAATTATTTAAAATTACAACACGAACTGTTCCGCCTCCTTGCCATATTGGATAAATTTGTACAGCACCTACACCATCAATTTTTGTTGTAAAATTGATATAATCTTCAATATTTCCACCAAAATCATTGATTTGGTATGTTTTTAGAATTCTGTCTCTTAAACTATCATCAGACTCTTCATCTCTTGCTGGAATGATAATTTCCACTATTTCAGCAGATGCTAGGGAGTTATAGTGATCAATTGGTAAAATTGGTCCAATGTATTCGTTCCCTCTAGCACCCTTTGTTTCTGCAATCATTGAGTAATAGCCGTTTCCCAAATCTTTTAGAATTGAAAAATAAATTGGATTATCTCCTGTTGTCGTAAATCGATTACCTTCAAACAATCTTAATGTTTCCCCTTGCTCAGAAGTAAATTTAGCTTTTGCAATAGCAGCAGTTGCTCCAATTCTCTTAATACCATGTTCTTCTGCTCGTAAATCTAAATATCTGCCGGTTGCTGTTTGTGTAAATGTTTCCAGTAACACATTTTTTAATTGAAGTGTTGAACTGGCTAGTTGATAACAAAGTGGTGCTATTGCATCATAAATAATCGATCCTTCTCTAGTATCGATTCCTTCAGGGACTTTTTCTAAGGCGGCATTTAAAAAGTATTCATAATCATATTTTTCTAAGTAACTGCCAACTTCCTCTAAATTATAAGAAATCATATTGTCACCTCTTTTTCTACAGGAACATTACCAAAAACAGTAGTTACGACAAATTTTACTAATAATGAACTCCTGTTCACCTCAACTATTTCAAAATTATTAATAGATGAAACACGTTCATCAATAATAAGTGCCTCTGTAATAATTCTTTCGAGTTCAGCTTTTGCTAGGTCCATATTTTCGCCGATAAGGTCTTCTAATTCTGTTCCGTAACTATCGGTATAAATCAAATGTGTGAATCTTGGCGTGGATAATGTTTTATCTACAAATTGACTCATTGCACCTAAATTATCTATAAAACCAATAATTCTTCCATTCGTAACTTTATATGTTTTTGAAGGCGTAAGGATTACTTCTTCATTAAAAATTTCTTCATCCATATATTACACCCTCTCTAAAACATAGTACTTTTGAGATTTTTGAGCTCTAAGCATACGAACTTTATCACCTACAACCAAATCTCGAAAAATATTGGCTGTTCCTTGCTTTCCATCCACTGAAAATGTCACTGTTAGATTTTTAACCATTTGTGATAATTCAATAAATGGAGTACTAATTTCAAAACGATTTTCCACTTGGATTTTTAGAGGTGCAATGTTTACAACTTGGCCATAAACTAAATCAGATAATTCACTATCTTTTACTCTAGATTTTTTTATTTGATTTGCTAAACGTTCTCCAGCCATTATGCCACCACCTCTACTTTTAAATTCATACTATGGCCATCTTTAAAATTATGTTTGCAGGTTTTAACAAGCGCTAAATTATCCTTACCTAAATTATCACGGTTCAAGTCTGATATTCGCAAAATAAAACTATTACCAGCTCGAATGCCAAGATTTCCCAAGGCATCGATTGAAATAGTTCTAGTTTCTTTATTTTTTTCTCCTAATAATACATTGGCTTGTTGTTGCAATTGGGAACTATTTAAATCTGCATCACTAACTGTTTCAACTATTTGTAATTTCCCCCACGTTTCGATATTTGCAGCGTTTTGTGCGACAAATATTTCTCGTTTTCCTTTTTCTTTATCTTCTCTCATTACTTTAACGGAATTAGCCGCATCATCTATTGAAGCTTCATAATCATAATCAGTCATTAAAGAGTTGTCCCCTATAACCAATTTAGTTATCATACGATTAAAATTAAAAAATTCAAGTGTTCCAGCATTATCCCAGAATCCATAACGAACTTTATAATTTTTTCGTGTTTCTTCAAGAGCATCTTCTAACATTGAGTAATACGTATGTTTATCTTCAACTACTGCTGCACAATTGTAGTTAACATTATCTAAAATCTTATGCGGTATTCCCTGTGTTTGGCATATTGTTCTAAATCTGCTAGATGCAGAAGATGCATTAAATACTAATGTATCTTCATTTTTTAAATATCTAGTTGAATCATAAGCCGTTATTTTCCATTGGCGATTTTTGCTTTTTGTACGACTGAACACTTTACCTTTAAAATAAAGTTTTCCATCAATTTTCATTTCAATAATATCACCATTTCGTAAGAAAACTTTAGAATCATCTAACATTTCAAATTGTAAACTTCCAGGTTGTGATTCAATAGATGTATTCCATACTGGAGGAGTACAAATTTCTGAAATATCATATTGTTCTCTGTTTTGCATAGATGTTTCAAGAATTTGTATTTTCATACCCGTCTCACACTTCCTGGTGTAACCCAACCACGCCAACCACCGTCAAGAAGTGTAACGTGATAGGGGCATTGTTTTCCGGGATTAATGAAGTTTACAATTCTTCTTGCGTTTTGTTCGATTACACCAGGACCTGCCCCCCATGAATCTCTGTGCAATTGGCCATTAACAATAACTTCACAGCCAGGTGTAATTGGTTTATTATTAGGTGGCTTTGGTCTTGGCGTAGGAGAAACCTTCTTTTTAACTGTTTTAACATATTTAGCCGCATGATTCCGATACTCTTTCAATTCAATTGAATATTCAATATCTTCGCTGGCATCAAGATAACCCCATTCAAACTTTTCAATTGCCGTTAAAATATTAATTCCACAATCCGTAACAATCAATCGAACACGCTGATTTTTATTCTTTGCATCTTCAAATACTTTCACCCAATTTTGAGGTGTCTGTTTTTTTGAATTTGGATTAATATAACTTGCTTTTGTATTTTTAGGGAAAATAGATTTAAAGGACGTTTCAACTAATGAACGCCCTCCAAAACTATTTATATCTCCTAATTTGACAACTTCTGTGACAGTATTATTTGATCCTGTAGTTAATTTAATTTCTCCTGGATTGACTGGAAGGATATGTCGCTTTCCTTCCACTTCTAAATAAAATTGAATCGCCACTATATCCCTCCTAATTTAAATCTGAATCAATTAATTCAATAATTTTATCTTCAAATTCTTCTAATAATGCTTCTGTATCAATTGGATCAGTTCCATTATTCTCAACATGAATAGCTACCTGTGGTACTACTTGATTGTTATTTACAACCACTTTCTGATTTGCAGATGTTTGAAGTCTAGAAATTTCCGTATCATCAAGATGAACTGTACTTGTTATATTTCCAGAAGCAGAAATATTTGCTAATTGATTTGGAATCGCTGCAGTAGCTAATGTATTGCTTGCATTTTCAACTAACGATACAGCTGACAAGATACCACCCGCTAAACCTTGCGAGAAGAAATCGCCTAACGCAAATGCTACTCTTGAAGGACTATGAATATCTAAAGCTTTTTTAACAGTAGATGCAACTCTATTCGCTACTGATTCAGCTGCTGCAATAGCAGAAGCAGCCCCTGCATTAATACCATTAGTTAATCCTGCCATGGCAAATGAGCCAGCAGAATATAGCTGTGATTGTAACCCGTTAAAAGCTGATACTATTTGTCCGACACCTGAACTTGCTGCTGCAGCTGCGCTTGCCATTCCTGCTAAGATAGCAGCTGTAAATGCAGCCATTCCAGTGACAGCAGCCATTCGAACGGCGTTCATAGCTATTTGAACGCTGGTCTGTATAATCTGCATACTTGCATTAAATGCTGTAGATACAGACATTAATCCTGAAATACTAACTTGTGCGACACCAATAAAACTTTGCAATTCAGAAGCTAATTGATTAAACGTACTAATCATTGCTTGCATTCCTGGAACACCAGTAATTTCAGGCATTTCATTTAGCCTTGTAACAACATCTTTAATTTGTTCAACAGTGCTCTTCACAGCTTCTACATTTACAGCTACAGATGCAAAGCTGTTTATCGCATCTCTAACCTCTGACATTTTAGATATTGTTTCCCTAATACTATCAATTCCTGCATTATTTATTTTACCTTGAGCAATATCTAAAAGAGAAGCATTGCCAATAGCTTCTATAACAGAAGCTATCTCAGTTACTTTATTAGTCGCTTCTGCTGACTTAATTTCTTGACTTGCAAATTGATTCAATGGTCCTATTAGCTCAATCAAAGCAGTTAAAGTATTTTTGACTTCTCCAAGTTGTGGACCTTTTAGCATTGTACCGAAATACTCTATTAGATTTGATGTACCCAGAGCTTCCACAACTAAACCTATGCCTTCTACTTTAGTCGCCGCTGTATAAGGCTCTATATTAGCTTGTGCTAATTGATTGATTGGTGCGATTAGCTGAACTATAGCATCTAAAGCACCCTTAACTTCATTTAATTGTGCTGCTTTAATCATTGACCCAATTACACCAGTAATCTTACCACTACCTAATTTCTCAATCATATCTGATATTTCTTCAATTCGTCTACTTGCAGTAGTTGGAAACATATTTGTATTTCCTAATATATTTATAGGATTAATTAAAGAAACAAGAGCATCTAATGCGCTTTTCACTTGATTGATTTGAGCTGTTTTAACCATTGATCCAATAGCTCCGCTCAAGCTTCCTGAATCAAGTGCCTGAACCACATCGTTAATATCCTTTATTTTATCTTTCACATCAGAAACACTAACTGAAATTGAGCTTAATCTATTTGCACTTTGTGCAATAGATATTAGCAACGAAAAAGTTTCATTCGCCTTTTCAAATGTTTCATTGCCCAAAGATCCACTAACAATTTCTTTAAATTTACCAAAAATTCCGTCACCATCTGTTAATGTTCCAATAACTTTCTTCAATTCATTAATTTTTTCAGTTATAGCATCCCCAGATATATTAATTTTATTCAATTCATTCATTTTTTCCGCTAATTGAATAAGTTTTTCAAAAGATGTTTTAGCTAAATCAAAATTAACATTTCCTAAAAAATTAGAAATTATTTCACCTAAATTAGCTCCACTCAATGCTCTAATGGCTGATTGAACAGCTTCTATTTTTTGTTCAACTCCAGTAGGTACAGGCATTTCATTCAATTTGTTTAAAGCCTCACCAAGAGCTATCATTTTGTTTACTCCAGAAATAACAATACCGGTATTTATGACACCAACCAGATTACTAAACACACTCATAACATTACCTAAATTAGCATTGGTAAAATATCCAATAACTTCTGCGATACTATCAATTTTTGTTTTAACCGAAGAAAAATCATCTGGCACTTTATCATTCATTTGTTGAATAGCTTCGGATACCAGCATCAGCTCAAAAGCAACGGCTGCAATTGTAGCTAAACCGCCAATTGCTACTGCACCACCAATACCAGTGGCAACTAAACCGCCAACAACAGCTATTAATCCACTAATAGCACCAATAGCAATAGACATATTAGCTACTTTAGATGAAAAATTACCAATATCATCAGGAATTTTATCATTAACTTGTTTCATTGCTTCAGCAGCTAACATTAATTCTCCTGAAATAGTAGCAACAACTAATAAACCAGCAATTGCGGCTGTTGGATTCATAGATGATAATTTCCCAACAATACCAACCAGCACAGACATCCCACTTAAAGCAATACCCATGTTGGCCATCTTAGGAGCAAAACTATCTATGTTATTTGGAACTTTTTCATTTATTTTATCCATTGCTTCGGCTGCAAGCATAAGTTCTCCTGAAATTGCAGCTATAAACATTAACCCAGAAATTGCAGCCTTAGGATTTTTTGAAGCAATTAAACCTGCAATCCCTGTTAAAACAGATAAGCTACTTAGGGCAATACCCATATTAGCCATTTTAGAAGAAAACTTACCAATATCATCTGGCACTTTATTTGAGATTTGTTTCATTGCTTCTGCTGCTAACATTAATTCCCCTGAAATAGCGGTCATAAATGCTAAACCAGCAATTGCTTTTCTTGGATTTCTAGAGGCCATTTTCCCAAGTGAATTAACAAGAATACTCATACCAGATAAAGCAATACCCATGTTTGCAAACTTCTTGCCCATAGATGATAAATCATCTGGCACCTTTTCATTCACTTCTTTTAATGCTTGTGCACCATGCTGAATTAATTTGATGACACCAAATGCCAAGGCAATACCAGAAGCTCCTTTGGCAAAACCATTCATCGTATCTAAAAAAGTTGTGAGCGGGCTCAATGGGTTCCCTTTTCCTTTAGAATCAGAAAAAGGGCTAGTAGGGTTTTTTTTAGGCATTTTCTTAAATAATCCGAAAAATGCTTTTCCGAGATTCCCACCCAATTTTCCAGTTGCTTTTGTTATTCCTAAAATAGCTGAACTAAATCCAAATAAAGGAGAAAGTATCCCTTTTCCAATTTTAAATCCTGCAAATGCTAATGCTAATTTAGGTAACATTGAAATTAGTTTAGCTATTGAATCAGAATGTTTTTCAACAAACCCAGCCAACTTAGAAACTGATTCAGTAATAGTGTCCATGAATCCTTTAAACCCTGCTACACTTTTTTCACTGCCAAAACTGCCTGTTAATTTGGCCAGACTTTTTTTAACAGCACCAAATGCATCGGATATTGGTTGTTTCATATCTTTAAACGAATTTTTTAGAACATCGACGTACGGTGTTACTTTTTGCACTAAGCCAGGTAATTTATCTAACCACCCAGCTTGTTGGTCATTTCCGTTAATAGCCGTGAATACGTCTTTTACTTTTTGTTTAATACCGTCAAATTGTTGTGCAATATTTTTACCAGAAATTTTTTCAACAAGTGAGTCAATTTTTCTGATAGAACCTTCCACTCCATTTGTTACAGCGGTTCTGATATTTTTGAAACTTGTTTTAATACCTTCAGAACCAATTAAAGCACGTTTTGCCCCATCGGTTCCTGTGTTGTAAAACTCAATTAATTTATCATTGAATTGGTCAAATGTGATGGTGCCTTCTTTTAAAGCATCATACAAATCATTTTGTGCCGTTTTACCTGCAAAACCAAATGCTGTTGCAAGATCATACAAAGCTGGTCCCATTGTCTCCTGTAATGAGCGCCAAGATTGCATATCTACTTCACCACGTGACAACATTTGAACGTATTGCTCTAAACCACGTGAAGCATCTTCTGAAGATGAACCCGAAGCTAAGAAAGCATTGTTCAATGAAATAGTAGTTTTGGTAGCGCCATCTAAATCACGAGTTAGTGTGGCAATACGTTGTGTTGTACTTACAACATCACCTAGTGTAGTTGGTAATCCATCAATACCAGTTACTAAGGCATCTTTAGATTTTGCAGCATCTTCAAAAGAAAACCCAATAGCCTGCATCATTTTGGGGAATTGGTTTAATGTATCAAAACGATTAATAGCTCCATCCATGGAACTTTTAACAACATTAATACCTGCACCAATCGCTTTAGTTATCCCAATTGCTGCAACCATAGACTTAAAACCACTAGTAGCTGATGTCGCTGAACTTTTAATTTTATCCAACGAATTCTTAACATCATTGCCGTATTCTTTAAAGGCATTACCAGATTGTTTTAAAAATCCACCAATTTTTTTAGTTCCCGATGAAACAGCAGATACCACACCAGAAAAACCAGCAGATATCTTCCCTTTCATTGTCGACATTGCCCCACCAACTGCAGAAGACATAGCCGTAATTTTACTTTTTACACCACTAAATGCAGCACCAATTTTTGAAGTAAATCCTTGTAAATTAAGCTTTTGCGAAATCTGATTCCCAAAGTTCCCAAAAATAGATAAAATTCTTTCAATCGAAGATTTCACAACATTTGTAGCTGCAGTAAGTCCTGTTCTTAAACCAGAATTCAATTTGCTTACAGAAGCTTGTGCGATTGAACCTAATTTACTTAAAGCCTGAGCAGGTCCTGTTGTTTTTTGTTTAAAATCTTCCATAGATTGAGTTGTCTTTTTAAGACTATTATCTATTTTACTGAGAACATTGGTGAATTGGTCACGTAAGCGTAAACTAGCTTCTAACGACGCCATCTAATCACCGTCTCCTCGTTTTAGTTTTAATCTTCTTTGCTTCTTTTTCTTCAGCTTCTGCCTTCATGTCAATAAATGCCATCAGCATAGCCTTTTCTTTTTTTGGTAATAAAGAAAACGTAGACGGTAGCATTCCGTTAGCATGGTATGCATGATACGCATACCAAAACTCACCAGAACTACCATCTTGCATTATTTTTTTACATCTTCAACAAGTGTTTCTTCATCTTCGTTAAATCCGTTTAATTCTAAAACTTCTTTTGTTAATGTGGCATACTCACCAGCTAATAACATGGCTTTCAACGTTGCTGGCGCATCTCCTTCTGTACCATAAAAGGCTTGGAGTTCAGCATTATTTAAGTCTGGTGACTTAATGCAACGTGCTAACAATAAAGCTCCGTATTTATCTGTATCAAGGTCTTTTACTAAATTTCCAGATTTACTACGTCGAGTAGTTGTGGCATTTTTCTTAACACGGTCATTTTCTGTTTCTGAAATTGATTCTAAAACAAATGGTGTTTTAAAGCGTTCCAATTTAACTTCTTTTTCTTCTCCAGTTACTTCCAACATAAAATCTTTGATATTCATTATAAATTCCTCCAAATTTGTATTTAATAAAAACGGCTATCTTGTAGTAAGACAGCCGTTAGTTTTTATCCTAATTTTGGTGTAGTAAACATGTCTAATAAATCTGCATCAGCAAAGGTGAAATCAACATCTTCATCTAACGTTTCGGATTCAATATCTAATTTTGCAATTACCACTGAATCAAAAATCACATCTTTTAACAACGTTGACTGACGGCCAATAGTAGAGGCTGGATCTTCATTCGTTACTTTAATTGTAATCATTGGAATCTTACCTGATTTTAAATAGTTAATTCCGATTTGCGCAAATTCACTTGTTACTTTGTGAATCGTCATAGAGCCAGTACCGTTAGCTCCAGTAACTTTTTGCTGATTCATTCGTTTCCCTAACACTGGAACCTCGGTTTTAACTAATTCTACAGTGGCTTCAATATTTTTAAGGAAAAACATTGGTACATTTCGACCGTCAATAGTCATGAAAGCCGTACCTTCACGACCTGAAATTACATCTCCTGCATTTAAAAAGCTCATTCTAATTTCCTCCTAACAATTTTTAGACAACTTGTACTGTCATATATAGTTTTTCTAAAGCATCTACTGGTTGAATTGCTACATTCAATACAATAGAATCACGTTCATTACCTTCAATAACTTCGACATCATCTGCTTTGAAGTCAGTGATTGCTCCTGCTGCTTGTAATGAATCAAAATAAGCAATACGGTTAGCCTTGAACATTTCCCGACCATCTTTATCACTATTTACTTTACCAATGAAATTATCTTCAAAAGCTTGTTTAGTTGTATTTGCAATATCATCTAAGACACGTAAAACACGATTTTTAGCAAATTCTTTCCCTTTTTCAGGTTCGAACGTGTGTAATGAGTTAATATCTTTTTCAATCACAACTTCACCACGTTTTTCAATAAAAATGAATTCACCTTTTTGTAAAGATTCAATAATCTCGGTATTTAAGAACCGTTGTGTGACATCTACAGCACCATCATATTTTTTATAAGTTAAAGAAGTGGCCACTCCTGCACCTGCAGTTGCTCCTGCAACCCAAGCTGTTGCTTGTTCTTTAGAAATCACTGTCCCATCTTCTAAAATAACGCCATTTTTAACGTTAATTACAGATTCATGATCTGCATCATAATTTGCAACAACTAACTGGCATTTTTTACCTTCTTCATCTCGTAAACGTTTAACGAAAGAAGTCGCTGCAATTTTTACTGATTCATCTTCAACTGGTAATGCCATTGTATTAAAATCATAGACTTGGATTTTCTCAAAATACGTAGCATAATCTTCCGCTGTAGCAGTTGTGTCTGTACCACCAGATAAACGAACTGAAAATGAAGTTAATGCACCTTTCCCAGAAAATGAAACTAAATTAGTTGCTTCTAATTCTTCAATATTTTTTACTGTTTGAACTTCAGATGGCTGTCCTTCAATAAATGTAGATACTTCAAATGCGCCTTCTTCATCTACTTTTTCTTTGGAAACAACATTAATCTGATTTCCACGGCTACCAGGATTAACAGCTGTAATAGTAAGACCGCCTTCTTTTGCGGTAGCTTTAGTTCCACCGCCGACACAATAAACCAAAACGGTTTTTGCTTGTTTCAAGGCTTCTTTAACTAATAATAATTTAGGATCAGACAATTCATATCCTAAAACCGCAGCATCTTTTTCATTTTCAATTTTAATCACTTTATCGGGTCCAAAATCTAATACCAATGGTAAAGTAACTACACCTTTTGATGATTCCGTTACTTTTACTTGCCCTGTTGACTTCACATTGATATACGCACCTGGACGAACTTTATTTTGTTTTTCCCATGTTCCACCTGCCATTACTTAACAGCTCCTTTTAATTTTTTAGTTAAAATTCCCTTCGCTTCTTCAATGCTATATTTTTTAGATTTATCTAAAAAAGCATTCAAGAAGTCTTTTTCTACTTTGTTAAAGCTTTCAGAGGTTAAAATATCCTCTACAGCGAAAACAGCTGGTTTATTTGCTGTTTTCGCTTTCTTAACTTCTTGCTTAACCATTTTTTAGCCCTCCATTTGTTTGTAATTCTTTAAGCTGATTATTTTCTTGTGGTTTGGTTACTCGATAACGTATTTTAAAAGTTAAATTCAGCGTATTTTCGTTGATTTTAGCTTCTTTATTTAATACTTTAACTTGTAAACCATCAATGAAAGAGAATTCGTCTAACAGCTTCTGACGCATGTTTTCACATTGTTCCTTAACTCCTGGATCATCAAGAGAAGAATCTGGAAACCAAACAACACAATAAAGGTGTGAACGCATTTGATAATCCATGAGTTCATCTTTTGAATTACTTTGAATTTCATAAATATAAAAAGAAGGCTCTTCAAATGATTGTTCTTGCTGTTCCCGATAGATGATTGCATCTGGAACAATTTCAGCTAACTGGTTAGCAATATTTAAGGTTACATCAATCAAAACCAAACCTCCTCAAATAATCTTCAAATGCTGGACCAACAATTTTAGGTAATTGATTCATTACATCTTCCATAGTTAGCTTCATGAAAAATTGGCCTTCTACCCAGCCACTACCTGTAGCTTTTCTATGCCCTTCTTCAACAAATGAAGCATATTCAGTGTTGTTTGAAATAGTAACAACATAGCTGTCACCTTCTTTAGTTACACTTTCAAGGATCCAATTACGACGAAGAGTTCCTCCAGTCTTGGTTGCTCCTCCGCCATCAAAAACCAAAAGTTTTCCATCACTAACAAAGAAAACCTTGCCGTCATATTTACCAACAGGCGTTCTTTGTTTCACTTCACGTATCATTATGTTCCCTAATTGATTCATTACATCGAAAATAAAGTTTTCTTCTTGTAACGTTTTATGGAAATTTTGAGCAAATTTAAGAAATTCTTCATAGTAGAAACCATCATTACTCAAACAACCACATCCCTTACTATGACTACTTCTTGATGTGTATGATAACTAGAGAATCCTTCTGATGAGCGTTTATATTTTTTGGTAACACCATGCATGTCAGTAATTAAAATACGACTACCTGCCTTTACATCAACACTTGGACTACAAAACAAAGTAGTAAGATAATTTTCATTTGTTGTATCTCCAGAAGTACTTGGATTCAACTGTTTTTGACTGATTCTACAAGGTTCATTCTCAACAATAGTTTGCCACACTGGTTTTGTTATAGCTCCTTGTTTCTTAGGTTTGTTTTCTTGAATGGTCAATAAGCTATCATAGTGTTTTTCAAACTCTTTCTTGGCTAAGTCATAAATCCCCATAGAATCACCTCTTTAATCGTCGATAATTATTAAGTGTTCTTTTATAGTTTTTTGAAAAGCTAGGGGCACTCATAATTTTTTGATAAGCTTCTGCTTTCGTTTCTTTACTTATAGAAAAATCACCTTCAGTAATCGATTTTACTTCTCCATCAGATTCTGAAATATTGAACGTTAATGCTGTTTCATTAAGTAAATCAATAGTCATTAGAACAACTGTGTTATCAATTCCTTCAGGCCATTCTTCAACAGAAAAATGACAATAATTCAAAACATCATTAATTACTGTTTCAATAGCAAATGAAAAGACATCGTCTGATGAATTTTCTTCATCATTGATGCCTTTAGCTTTTTTAAATTTATCTAGAAGTCGTTCAGTTAACTTTTCCATAGGCTTTACTCACCTTGAGTTGGTGGTGTTACTTCAGTTAAATCAGCACTGATTTTATGGCGTAAGCAAATCAATCCAATTTTCTTATCTTCACGAACCTTTTCCCAGTTTTTAGGCAATGCTAAATCTTTATTCGTTGGTGTGACTTTTGAAACTTGTTCGGACTTGAATTTCAAGCCGAATGGATGAATGACACGAGCACGACGAACATATAACATATTATTACCTTTTGCTTTATCACGATCAGGCTCGTAAGTAATCATATCAGCTGGTGTTGCAGTATTTTGTCCAAATGCACCTGTTGCATAAAGATAAGTTTCGTATACGCCATTTTCATCTGGTAGTAAAGAATCATCTTCAACTACTCGCATACCTAAATAGGTGTCAAATCCTGCCTTAGATTCACTAGCTGGAATATAATGTTTAGTCTGTACATTTTGTTTTTCTAGTTCTGCTTTTACTTTTGAATGTAAAGCAATAATAGCCAACTTACTACGTGACGTACCTAAAATAGAACGAGCATCAATAACCATTTCGGGACAAATTACAGGATTTTTTGCTCCTGATTGATCTGATACATGAGTGTCTGCTAATACTCCTTTGCTTTGACCTGTTCCTTTTGCAAATAAAGCTTTAATAATTGATTGCATAATTTCTTGGTCTGAACGCAATGTGTAATCAGCAAAATCGTTTAAAATTTGAGTAACAGGATTACTACCAGCAATGATTGCTACTAAATCAGTATAGCTTGCACCCGTTCCACGATATAAAACTGGAGCAATTTGTTGTTTAGCAGAAGTTTTACCTGTTTCTAACGCCGTGTCTTCTTCTAACACTTGGTCTGTCAAAGCTGTTTGAGCCCATTCAGGCATAGTAACATATTTACCACCCGATACAATCATTTGGTCTAAATTTGGAGTAGGCACCAAGATACCAGATTGAATAAATGCAGAATGTTCCTCTGCCTTTGTGTTCGTATACTGAGTATATTGCTCAGGAGTAATTGCATCTAATAGTTTTGTAATTTCATTTGCCATTATTAATTTTCCTCACTTTCTACTTGTTGACGTAAGAATCCTTCTACGTCATTTTCTTTCATTGCTTCTTCAAATGAAGCATAATTTTTGGTAGCTTGACCTGATGAAGGATTATAACTACCTTGTTTTGTACCTAAATCAAACAAATATGAATCTGATTCTTTTAATGCTTCAATTTGTTCCTGAACTCCTGACAATTCGCCATCTTTGAAGATGATTTTTTCATCGTCTAGCAAAGCAGTTACTGCCTTTGGATTTTTCGCTTTTGATTCAGATAACAAAGCATTTAATGCTGCTGACTTTTGAAAAGAAATTAGTTGTTCTTGATACTTTTCTTCTTGTTCTGAATTTTCCTTCTGTAAATCTTTAATTTGTTGCTTCAATGCATCATTATCAGAGTTATCTTTCTGAAGCTTTTTCAGATCAGCGTCACGTTTGTTGACTTGGTTCTTCAACTCTGTTTCTGACTGTTGTAACGTTGTGATTTGACTATTCAAGGTTGTAACTGTTTTCCCATGCTCGGCCATTACAAATTTAGCTTGGTCTTCAGTTAATCCTTGTTCAATTAAATCTTCTTTTTTCATAATAAATTCCTCCTAAGTGTTTTTAGAGCGGCAACTCCCGCTTTGAGTCCGTCTTTTAGAGACATACGGCAGGTCTAAAATAAAAAAGCCTAACGTTCGTTAGACTTCATTTTTTCTATTCTTACTTTTTATTTAAAAATTCTTCATAGTCGGCATCCAAATGGTCATATTTATCTTCACACATAATTTCACCTCATTTTTGGGCATAAAAATAGCACTCAATCAATTATGAATGAGTGCTTATTAAGCTACAATGTATTTATTAATTTCCTTTTTAAGGGTTTGTTTATCATCGTTGGTCAGTCCATCAAAATAAAATTCTTCTACCTTTTTAAAATGAACATAACCTCGTTCATCTTCTTTCAATTTTGATAACATGTTATCAAAAGCCAGATAGACTTCATCAGAATAATTAGCATCGTTTAATTCACTGAATGCTAGTTCTAAGTCCTGCATAAAAATTTTCATTTCTTCACCACCAACTTTCCTCTATTTAGGATATTATATACAGCTCCAAATTTGACTCCGTCATACCCACTTAATATGGCGTAAATTTCTCTGTTAGCATCCATAAAACCACTTCTTGAAGTAATAAATTGATAATATTCAGCATCTTTACCTAGATTATCTTTAATCTTCAAGAATGCTTGTAATTCTTTATCAAGATCAGACGAACTAATAAGGTTCATTTCTTCACCAAGGTAGGCTTTAATAAGTCGGCCGTTTTCGCCCCTATTAGAATAATCTTCCGCTTTAAGCTTGAAGTCAGTAAAATATGAACCCCGACCATGCGTAGATGTCTTAGCACCCGAAATATCAAATTCACCATGTATAAAGCGCTCTAGTTGTTGTTTGGAAGACATCGAGTCATTTGTAGAGTCGCGTATCCCTCTGTAAATAGGCACCATACCTTCTGCTACTGATTCAACAACGTTTGGTTGTGCATCGTACCCATATTCTTTGAGCAAATATTTTACAAATTTTGATTTTTCATCATTATATGGATTCGATTTGTCCGAATATTTTTTGTTTCTCCATAAATCTATTATATCAATACCAGTAGCTTTTTTGTATTGATTAACAACATCTTTTGTATGAGAAATCATTTTGTTTATTCGGTCTACGTTGCCTATATTATCTCTGTTTAATTCTATTAAGTCAATTTTTTTATTATTTGATAATGCTTTTTTCCACTCATTAAATGATTGATGGTTTTTGACTTCTCCTAAACCAGATTCTGGGTTCCTTTGCCAACGTTTTGAAGATTGCCAGCCAACTATAACAGGAATTTTTGTACATCGACAATTAGGATGAGCAGGGCATATAGGTGCGGACTTATCATCTACAGAAAATATTTTACCATCTAAGCTAGCACAAATAGAACAAGTGTGAACCTCAAGAGTCGCTAACCATTCCCACTCTTGAACACCTGTTTCTTTCATCGCTTTATCAGTTGCTACCTCAGCAATATGAGCCGATTCAGTTTGCACAAGTGAAATCATTCTGTTTCGTAACTGCTTATCAATACCCAACATCATATCATCAACAATCTTATCCGTAGACCAGCCATTTATAATACCTATTGACATTGAACGAGCTAATTTATCTGGTAACACTTTAAGATGATTCTTCCATATACGTTTTGAAAAGTTTGCCCCTAACCAAGGCTTTTTTATGGCGACCTCTAATGATCTAACATTATATTTAGCAAATTGTACAGGAATTTGGCCTCTATCAGATATTTCATAAATATCTTTTAAAAATACTGTATCTAATTGCCCCATTAAATGTGTGGCCATTTTGCTATTTTCTTTATTCGCTTGTTCAGCCAGTTGAAAGTAGAGTTGCCTTTGTAATTGTTGAGTACGGCTTATACGAGATCTAAAATATTCCTCATTTAATTCTTGAAGGTAGCCTCCTTCAATAGCTTTTCTTTTAAATTCAGCTAGAGACATCTTCCAGTTTTTCAAATCATCTTTTGCCAAAAGTGCATTAGCCTCTTCAAAAGAAATTTTGTGTTCATTGGCATACCTAGCAATCCAGTCATCAATAGTCTTTTTTAATGACTTAGCTAGTAAATCATAACGAAGTTCCATTTCTTTGATGTAGTCTCTATCTTCTTTATCACGATCAATAGAAACTTGAAGCATACGTTTTTGCCAATAGTTAAGTTTACTCATCTTCGTTCACATCTTTTTTTCTATAACTATCTATAGAATTGAAGTCATCTACTGTTTCGCCATTGAGGTTTGAAACTTCTTCTTCCCAGTCTTCTACTAAAGGATTATTTTTGGCTATAGCTTCTTTTGATGTGACAGGCGAAAGTTTTGAAATAATGTCAGCAATTTTTGCATCATCTTTGATAGATGTTCTAGTCCACTTTTGCTCTATTTTGTCATCTTCATTATGTCCAGCATATTTAAGAATAAACCGAACTAGTTCTGCAAAACCTAAACTGAATTCCGTTTCTAGCATAGATGCTTTTAGTTCCAATAATGAATACATATATTCTAGGGCAGAACCCGAATTATTCTGGCCGATATTCTTTTGTGGATCTACCCCTTGGCCATGTAAAAATATTAATTCTCTGGTAGTTTCGAGAATTTTTGTTCTTGCTTCTACAGGAATCTCGATAGCTAATGTATCAACTCCGCTTTTACCGCCATCTTCTTCATCTTCTACTTTAACCATCTTATACTTTTTGAGATCATCTAAAAACTCTTGTTTATCTTGACCGCCATAATTGGTTAAAACAAAAATAATTTCTTGTATATCGTCCAAGTCATTAACAAATCCTGAATAGACTTTATCGTACACATCAACTAATTTCTTATATTTTTGTAAATCGGAAGTTTCTGAGGGGTTATTTCTAAAAGGTATGAATGGTACTTTTTCCCAATCGTGTGAATACGTATTTGTAGTGCCAATCTTTTCAGAAGTTCCGATATCATATACATCAAAAATAGGATATTCTTCTATATTTTCAAAAGTATCTTTCTTCTTCTTTTTAAATACACTACACTCTTTATCATTCCAAAATTCATAAATGATAAGTGTATTGCCTGATTCGTCATAGTCCTCATAGATACGCAAAATACCTTCTAATTTATTACTCAAACGTTTGGAATAAAGCGGGATAATTTGCTTTGAATCTACAACAGCATACCTAAAAAAGTCTTTATAATCTTCATCTTTCCATATATGAAGCCAAGCTACCCCAGCATTTGAAGCGTTGATACATAAGTCTTTAGCAACCTTCGGATAATGGTCACCTAAAATAGCAACAATTTCTCTATTCATTTCTTTAGAGGAATCTTCTTTTCCCAAATCGAAAGTCGGTGGCACCGTCATAGTATAAGCTGCTTTCTGGTCCACTAATAGTTGATGCCAAGGCATGCTAATCCTGTTATCAGCATTTCGTAAAGGATTATCATTTTGCTTATCCTTGTTACTACGGTCAACCACGTTACGTTTACGCAGAATATCGTTCTTATTTTCATAGTACAATTCACTTTTTCTGATTTGTGCTACTTTCGACGGAAAATTTTTGATGTTAGCTTTGATAATCTTTTTGACCGTTTCTATTTCCACACTGAAACGCCTCCTTTCTTAGTTCTTAAAATTGTATAAATAAAATATCTATCTGCGTCCATGCAGTGGTCATGCTCTTTAACTGGCTTATCTTCTCCTCTATCTGCTGCCTTTTCATCCCAGATATAAGAACCAAATTCAATAAAGGTATGCTTGCACTTAGATGACCATTTAACTTTTTGATTGTCCATGTTTGACAACATCGTTCTAATACCATCTAAAACATTATTTTTAGCAGATTTAACTATAAAACCAGATTGTTTAAGAGCTGCTTTGAAAGATGCAGCAGATGGATCAAGTAATATTTTTGTTTTCTTTTTACTTAAATTGTTTATTGAAAAAAACTTTTCCATTTCATCAACAAACTGTGCATCTGTTTTTTGCTTACTACTTTCACGCCCTGAATAATAAAATTCATCACGACAATACCAGAAAGGCATATCATTACCTGTTCCATCGATGGGCAAACTCCACAATTTAAATACTGTTGCATTCTGTGTACCATAATCGACGCTAACATAGCTTTTCTTATAATTAGTGTTCTCAGGTAAATCAACAACCATTGTAGTTTTATCAAAATTATCGAAGATGATTCCTTCAGATAAAACCCAAAGGCCACGAATATAACGGTCATAGAACACCCCTGAATACATTCGCTTATACCTATCAATAACTCTTTCACTTAATGATGGATTATCTTCCATCGTAAAATGAATACGAATAGCATGCTTTTCTGTTAGCTTGTCTAACCATTCAAGTTTGAACCAATGATGAGGTCCAGCAGGATTACAGTTAAACCATGATTTAGCACCATCTACAGATAAACGTGCTGTTGCTTGGTTTACAAATGATTGTGGCATAAGCGCCACTTCATCAAAGAAAAAGCCAGCTGCAGTTAAACCTTGCACTAAATCTTGTGAAGCTTCATCTTTACCGCCAAATAAAAAGAAATAATTTGTTTTATTATTTTTAGTTATTTCAAGGATATTGTCTGTTCGATTGTCTTTAACAGCATAGCCACGACCTCTAAGCATCTTTTTTAATGGTCGTATAACGTTACGCCTTAATGAACCAATTGTTTTACCAGCCATTCCGAATTGCTCTTCATCATAACTTTCCATTGCCCAAAAGATGTAAGATAGCGACATAATAACTGTTTTACCTGCACGAACAGATCCATCACAAATAATAGCTTCTTTATCTTTATATTTAGGATTTTCCCACCAAGATAAAACTTGCTTTTGTTTTTTTGAAAATGCAGTAAACTTGAATACAACTGATGTTTTAGGCTTACGTTTCGATGTTGTCATCATTCCACACCTCACTATCAGTCGCAATATTCTTAATAGCATCCATAAAGCCATCATCACCAATTTCTTCTGGTCCAATATCTCCATTTTGAATTTTTAGACGTCTAATTTCAGCATCTAATTTTTCAGTTTGACGGCCAAACAGAACTTTCTTGTCTTGACTCAATGATAATTCATTCAGTTGCTTAATTGACTTAGTTAATTGATTACTAACACGAGTCAACGCATCTTCAATAGCTAAGATGTCATCTAACTTTCTAAATGTTTTACGAGTTACTTGAACGTCTTGCATAACTTCACGTTTTATTTCTAGCTTTCTACCGTCTCTTTCAACTGGTGTTTTAATTTTCCTTAGCTGTTGTAACCGTTCAACTTCTTCATCATTTAGTCCTTTTTCAGCTTCTTTGATACGTTTCATCATTCTAAACTGCCGTACCTTTAATAAGCGAATCTCATCATTCAAAATAAAAAAAGGATCATCATTCATATTAGAATAGATGTCCTTTTCTTCGTCAGATAACATATCGGCAAATATTGTTTCGTATTCGCCAGTTTTAATAGCGTTCTTATTACCTTTAGGAGGAGAACCTCCTTTGTTCCCCTTAGCATTTTTATTACCTGGCGGCGCTCCACCTTTATTGGTAACGTTACTATTCGATTTAGTAACGTTACCTTTTAATTCCTCCGCCCATTTATCAACAGATTTCCATTTCCTGATTTGAGAATCAGAAACATTTAGTTCACTAGCTAATTCTTTAAGTACCTTTTTCCCACCTGAATCTAGCCATATTTTTTTAGCTTCATCACGACGAGGGTCTCTTTTTCTAGCCATCCATTAACACCACCTCGCTTTTCGCTTCAATAGTTGAGTTTGTTTTCGATATTTACAATCATAATTCTTTTAACTGACTTTCAATTTCAATTAAATCTTTTAAGTCCTTAACTGTATTCAATTTGATATGGCCTGCTTTAAAGTTACTTATCCATTGAGCCTTTGCTGCTCTGATAATCTTGTTGTTTTCTTCTGCAATCTTTTGCTTTTCTAAAGCTTGTTGAACTTCATAATCAAATGTTTCCATTGTAGAATACCTCGCACTATTATATAATGCTAAAAGACACAGAACTGGGTTTAAAGCACGCGCGTGTGGTTTCTGTGTCTTCGGGGTATTCGTATCTCGTTGAATTGAGGCAAGTGTTAGCGCACTTGTCTCTTTTTATTTAGCTTTTGGATAAGGTTTTGATAATTTAATGATTTTTTTACGTATCTTTTTATTTAGTGGCATTAAATACTTATGTTTACCTTTTGATTCATAAATGGAAGCTTTTGGATCCACATGTTTATGCAAAAATTCTAGCCTTTGAGACCCCGTCCCATACTTGGCATGAATAGATTTAGGATGTGTCTTTTTTCCATTAACAATGAAATAGCGTTCCCCATCTGTCTTTCCAGTATATATCCAGTTTGTTGCTTGATAGATACCTCCATGATGGTTTTGGTCCGTATCTGCATAGCTTACTATTAATTGCATGCTTGGATTAAATTCTTTTAGGAACTTAATTGCTTTGGCCAAAATTTCAGATACAAACGACTTGTGATTGGTTAAAGCAACCCTAGTTAGTTCACAGCATTCTGTTTGTTCTAATCCATATGGGCTTCCTATGCTCTTATTTGCACCTCTACTAAAAATTACTACTCCTATAAATTGGCCATCTTCCCATGCTCCTATTTTAATGAGCTTTCCAACAGGCACACTTTTGCTGTAATGAAAGTGCGTGCAAGCATACTTTGTAGCTTCATGAGTGGCCCAATCAACTTTCAACATCTCTTAAATCGAACTCCTCTCCACAACAAGGGCATTTAACAAATTTCGGTTCAAGTTTCGTCAAATCTCCTTGGTCATTAATACTACCTGGTTCAAAATTTGGAATGTCAGCATCTTCAATTAAATTTTCTAATTCTTCGTTGTCAAACCCTGTTAACTCCAAATTATCTGCAGTTAGTTCATTAAGTAATTCTGTTAGTTTATCTTCATCCCAATTTCCAGAAATCTTATTTAAAGCTATGTTTAGAGCTTTCTCTTTATTCAATGGTAAATCAACCACAGAAACCTCTATCTCATCAAATAGGCCCAATTCTTTTGCAACGGTAACGCGTTGATGTCCACCAACCAAGTTTCCTGTATTTTTATTAAAAATGGGAGGATCAACAAAACCAAATTCTAAAATGGATTGTTTAAGCTTCTCGTATTCTTCCATGCCTGGCTTTAATTCAACCCTAGGATTATATTCAGCAGGTCGTAGTTCTGATAACTTCATCTTTTCAAATTTCATTTCTAATCCCTCATGCTTCGTTTAATATTTTCTTGAATGTTCTTCTCATCAAAATAGCCATGCCCACAATAAATAAGCTTACAATCATCAATTTCCTTTGGCGTGGCTTCTCTCGTCATTTCGACAATAGATGCATTCTTTTTTATCTGCACAGACATTACAACACGCATTGAAACAGTTGAGCGGTTCGACTGTGGATATTTATGTGTTAGCGATACATACCAATAGCTTTTCATATTTTCTCTCCTAGTTATTTTTATGTACTTGATTCAATAAATCACTTCTTGCTATACTATTTATGGGTAGCAACTCCTTTTTATAAATAGCAACCGTTAACAATCTTACAACTAACAAAATTTTTCACGAATGCTACCTAGCCACTAGATCCCATAGTCTAGTGGCTTTTTTATGTACAAAAAAGACTGCACGGTGAAAGTGCAGTCTAGGATAGGAGGGAAAATCTTAGCCATCATTCGACCGTAAAGGTAGTTACATTTGAATGATTGACGATTTTTTATTTAAGTAGCTATGCTACCTACTGGAACAATAGGACTCGAACCTATACTGACGGTTTTGGAGACCGCTGCTCTACCAGTTAAGCTATGCCCCATCAACACTCACAAACCTGTAGAAAAAAGAGAGAGGAATTACACCTCATTTCTTTAAATTGAGAACGTATGATTTGTGAGTGATCATTGCAAATTACATAGCGCTATCTTGACATGTGCTTGCAACATACGTCTACGTGGAAGCTTAATGCCAAGTTTATTGCAATATTTTGCTACCTATGACTAAACGAGACAGAAAGAACTGGACTTTCCACATCCTTATTCTTTATTTTTATAAGTAGCTATCAAAGATAAGGAGAAACGGAGCTAATAGATAATGCATGCCTTACCTCGTTTCTCCTTATCCTTCGACACTACTATAATAACATCTAAATATTGATAAAAACCGCCAACTTTCCGCCAAGAAACCGCCAACTTTTTTACAGTTTTTTTAATGCAGTTAGATTACACTCTATCACCATAAGGCAATGAGGTAATATAATTATTCATAAATTCCCAATCTGGGATGTATCCTCTTTTAGAATACTTATTAGTAAAATCTATTATTGGTTCTTTTTGCTTACATTTAACAGGTAATTTTATAGTAAAATCTTTTCTGAAATGAGAATTTAGTTCTCTTCCAAATGCTTGATATTTTATTTTAGATTCATTTCTTATTAATGTACTTATAAATAACTTTGTGGCATCCGATAAAGGTTCTTTTTCTATTAAAACTCCTACATTCTGAGCTGTATAAAATGGTTTTTTTTGTATGAAAGAGGATCCTAAATAACTTCCCCCAAGAGCTACCGTAATAGCTCCAGCCGGAAAAGGAGTCTGTCCATCTATTTTATCAATAACACCGAATATACCATTATTATTACTATTTCTAGATATATAATTATATTCAGGTTTTATTGTGCTAGTCTCTCCAATATCTATCCCATTTCCCATAGTTGCTTCAAATAATTCATGCAAATAAAATACTTTCCATATTTTAAAGTTAAAATTTGTAAAATTACTACCTTTATTAGTAGTTGTAATTTTTTTACATCTTAGACTTGAAATTGTTTGATCCATGAAATTCCAATCTGGCTTATTATTTTTTGAACTTGGGAGATATACTTCTATTTTTCTACTATCTCGAACTCTACATTGTCTACCATAGCTCCATCTATAATTTTGATCAAAATTTATTATAGTACATATGAACAAACCTATTTTTTCATTAAAATGTTTAAATTTAGGAACAAAAACATTAATATCACTTGTAGCACAAAAAGGATCTTTTTGATAAAAAGCCTTACAATTAATTTTTTCTGTAGTTATACAATTCCCTGGAAAGTCTGGTGCGATACTTATATATTCAGAAACACCATTATTAATTGATGTTGCTGATATATAAGGAGTAGCGCCCTGTTCATATTCATTAGAATAATAATACTTTCCCGGCATAATGTCGAAATAGTCATTTAACAAAAATTTTTTCCAACTAATATTTTTAAGACTCATATATTTCACCTTTTCGAACTAAATAAGCTATATAATCATTTATTACTTGTTGAAAATCGTTTTCTTTAAGAGCACTATAATCTGTTTCCATGTACGCTTCTGCTAACCATTCATCATCTGATGTTACTTCTTTAGTTACAGATAGACCTGCTTTACTCTCTCTGTTAAAGTACAAGTTTAGCCATTGCTCTTCAATATTTTGCCAAAGACCATTTTTTCTTTCCATCCTCCCTATATTTTTTCTTTTCTCAAAGCCGTCATCTTTAAAATATCCAAAAAATGTTTCCTTTAAAGGAGCACTTCCATGTCTTATTCCAAGATTGAAAACCATACAACAAGCGGAAGCGGACGCTCCCGGATGAAACATGTCTATAGGTAAAGAGAAAACAGCATCCAGTGAATGTTCTTCTAGCATTTTCTTCTTAAAATATTTAACTTCTGATGAATTTCCAATAGCACATTGCATTGGAAGTAGTACTGCTAATTTTCCTTCTTTAACCTTTTTTACGGTTTCATACACAAAATGGAAACCTTTAGAAGGATCTTGCTTAGTATTACTTTTCCATGTTTTTACATATTCTGGATTACAATGTTTTCTTTGAGCATTGTATGGAGGATTCATTAATATCCTATTTATTTTATTATTATCGGTAATATCATCTAACAGATCAAAGCAACTTCCCTTTAGTATATTTGAATTTCCATCACCATGAATAAGCATATTAGTTGTAGCTAAACCGTATGCCTTCTCCTCAAATTCTATTCCAAATATTTTTTCTTTTTTAATTCTTTCTCTTTCTTCATCTGTATCACAATCAGCCATAGCTTCCGTCATTGCTCTTACTAAAAAAGCTCCACTACCGCATGTAGGATCAAGGACAACAGAATTTCTGTTTATTCCAACTACTTTACACATAAAATGTACTATATGGTCTGGAGTAAAAGCTTGATTTTTATCAGCTTTTCCAACATATTTATTAAAAGTGGTAAAAAATAAATTAAGTAGGTCCTGCCCCATTGTACTTTTATCATTTATATACGGAATTATCTTATCCTTGATCTCATACAATATTTTTTGAAATTCTTCAATTTTTAAATCCCTAACATCTTGTGAATCAATAACATTATCTTTTAATATAACTAATTTACTAGCTTTATTTAAATCTTTATCCAACAAGTTCTCCAAAATTTCTTGAATACCACTTCTTATTTGACTAGTTGTAACATTGGGATAATCGAATGCCAAATCATATTTTAGCGCTAATAAACAAGTTCCTACGAATTGACTTCTTATTCCTTCGCTTATACCATATTGATGTAAAATTTCGTTCAGTTCATTTGTATTTTCAACTAAAGATATTTTGTCATTTCTAGTGCCAAAAAGAGTATTCTTATATTCTTCCATTGATTTAATAACTCGCTGTGACTCATCTATGTGCGTTTCATCAATCACATCAGAACCATCTTGCCATACTAATATTTCATCATTTTGAGTAGCTGCTAAAATTGCTATAACTTTGTTTCCAGTTAGTTCTTTTTCAAATAATACATAATGTTGTAGTTGCTCCATAGATAACTTCAAAATGCTTTTCGTTAATTTTGCTTTCGTTTCAACTAGCACTGATAAATTCCCATCTACAAATCTTAAATCAACATTCTGGTAATTACGTTTTGCATCTACTCTGACATAGTTTAAATAATCTTTTCCAATTTCTTTTAGCCCTTTTGAATAACTAAACTCCCCATTTTCTATATTTTCTGTTAGATACTTTTCTCCAATAGATTTTATTATATCTAGCCTGTTCATGAATATCACCTCTCAAAATCTTTTATACTTTATTCTAATATAGATATAGACAAAAAGATAGAAAATTTGATATTCATTTTATATTGTCTTTTTAATAAATTGCGTAAAACTTACATTTTTAAAGAAATTATTATTTGTAAATAATTATTCTCCCATTTCTATATGCTTCAGCAAATTCAATCAAAGCTTCTGATTTCATTCGTTGAATACTTCTTTCGGAATAGCCAATTTCTCTAGCAATCTTGTAATTAGAGTAATGATCCTGCACACAAAAACTGTAGTGCAGAATTTGTCTACTAGTCAAACTCAAAGCCATAAGCGCAGATAAAATTGCATCTCTTTCTGCTTCTGCATCTGCTAATTGTACTAGCGCATCTTCTGCTTTGTTCCCGTGACTTTGGATTTTAGGCATATCTGTAATAATTGGTGATTTTAAATCTATCAAAGAGCGACCAGCTATTCGCTCTAAACGTCTAAAATTCTTCAACACATTTCTAGCATTCGCTTTTGTTTGTCGAAAATCAACTTCTTTTAACAATTGAATCAAGTTAAATCGCTCCTTTTGTGTTATAATATCAATGTGGTTGGTCGGAGCGATTCCGACTTTTTTATTTTTTAAAATTTTGAGTGCCGTTTGCAATTGCCTTTTTTTGAATTAATTATGGTATTCTTTTATTATGATATTAAAAAAAGGAGTGACCAAATTGAAAAAAAGATCTTTGCTAAATATTTTCCTTTTAATTGCCTTAGTTAATTTCGTTTGTTCCTTACTTTTAATATTCTCAAATGGTGTTAGCGCCATACTAAAAATTGCTAGTTTTTTATTTTTTGTAAACTTTGTTTTAAATATGGTACTTGCCACAAAACGTTCTAAAGGCGAGATTTAAGACTAATTCTATTAGTCTTTTTTTATTTGATATATTGGTAGATTGCTAACTAATCTTCGTCTCAAAATGTACTCAGTAAATTCATCTAACTGTTGCCTCGTTATAGTCTTTTTACTGGTAAAATAGGCGTCAATTTCCTCTTGTAGTTGGTACTGATATAAGCCAGACTTTGAATAGTGAAGCCTATCCGACAACAAATTACTCAATTCATATGAAGTTATCCCTTTGTTTGCGTCGTACGCACTAATTGCTAAATCAACCACATAGCCAAAAGAAACGTACCGACTAACAATATATTTTTGTGTTTGATTATAAAGTTCTATCTCTAAAACAGAATCTTTCTTTTTGAATTCATCAATATTTTGCCTGTTAATTCTTTTTAAAATAGGGGTTAAGTTTAAATGCTCCTTGATATGCGCTATGTTATCTAATTCTGAATTAATGTAGTTCATCCCAGTAAGTATTCGAGCGATATAGATTTCATCATCACAAATATATTTTTTCATAATTTCAAAGGAGCAAAAAGCTTTTTATGCGGCCGCAAACTCCACTCCCTTCTGATTATTTGACTAATATATAAAATCCATTTTTCTTTGCAACGTCTCCTCGAATACCCAAATGGCCTTCCAACTCTTCAAAGGTCCTTTTTGTAATTTTAGAAAGTTGCGTATCATAACCCAAATTTCTAAGTGTCACGTATTCATCTGGTGTTAATTGGCCTAAATCTATTGCCACAATTGGCGGAAAACGTTCAGCCGACGGCTTAAATGTCACACTAGTTAATTTCATCTTTTTTACCTCACAACTTTACAGCTTTATTTTTCAATTTAAGGCGTTTCAAATCATTTATGATTAAATTCCCTAAACTAATTATTAAATCTAACTGTCGTTAAATTACGCCCTAAAAACAACAAATTATTTCTTGTTCATCCAAGACTGATTGCTCTTGGTTTTCTTTTTAGGTTTTTCTTGAAATGATTCTTCTCTCACTTTTTCAAGTAATTGTTTTGGTTTTTCTGGTGGAATTACAACGTTTACGACCTTTCCACCTGCCACTTCTGCAGCAAGATTTGCTAATTCATCGTCTGTAAAATGCATCGCCTGCTTAATTTGATTAGTGATGTTCCCGTCTTTATCCAAATACCCAGCGCATTTCACTACTTTTACTTTTTCCACGTGATCACCTACTCTGTTTTTAATGTACTGCTTCAATTTTCGTATGCCTTTCCCTCGGTCTTGTCCTTTGCGGACAACCCAAGTGCCATTTATTCCAAAGTAATCAATGACACCTACAGGCGTTTCAATCGCAAATTGGCAACTATCTTCGAAGTATTCAAAGGGATAGCCTAGCTCATAAATATTCTTCATTGCCTCTATACTCATGAATTGCACATGAGATTTTCTTTTGTTTTTTAATTCTTGTGTTGGGTACTTTGTCATTATTTCTTTCCACCCCAAACCTTACAAATCGGCTTCTTTGACGAATACTCCGTTTACCATTTTTCCTTGGCGGTTTTTGATTTCGCTATATGCTTGATTTAAGCATTCGTATAAGTCCATGTTATTTTGCATAGCGAGAATAATTAATGTCACAGCCACATCTCCAATACCATCTCTTAGGTCGTTTTCGTTGTTTCTTGCCAATGCAGCGCCAACTTCTCCGACTTCCTCAATCACTTTTAGCATTTGTTTTTCAGGCTCTGCTTTATCTAAATGCTTTTCTTTCGCCCATTCTTCTACTAATTTAACTAATTCGTTCATTATTTTCCCTCCATGAATTCTTTTATTTGTCTATCAAGTTCCGCTTGCTCTTCTGGCGATAACTTTTCTTCTTGCTGGTTATTTGATTCTTTTGCCCATTCTGGTAAATTTTCAACCCTCACATTTTGACGCTGGTATGTCGCTCTTTGTTGGCCACGTTCCTTTTCATTTTTGATTTCAAATTTTAGTTTTTCAAACTGCGTTCTTAGCTTAGAAGCACTTCTAATGTTTCCAAACCAGAATGAATTTGTCGGTAACCAATCAAGAACATAGTCAATTGCTGCAATAGTTTGTTGATCTCGTTCTTCGATTAACCTGAACGTATCAGCCCACTTTTCAATATTGGCTCTTTTCATTTCACTTGGAAAATCATTGATTAAATTATTTTTTAACTTTTCAGCAAGGCGTAAATGTTCGTTAGAATATTTACGAGAAGGTTTTGAATCTTCTTTTTCTATCTCTAACTCTTTCTCTAACTCTATCTCTATCTCTGGTGTAGATTTGTCCGGACATTTGTTACCCTTTTTTTGGACATTTGTCCGGACGTTTGTAGTTACATTTGTCACATCATTAAGCAACAGACTGTCTTTTTCTTTCTTGATTTGTTGTCTATAATCCCTTTTTCTATCTGCTTCTGTTGAAGATTTTCCAATAAAATTTTGGATATCTAACATATAAATTGCTCCATTATCTAAAACCTCAATGAGCTCTAAATCTCTAAAAACCTGTATTGCTTTTTCGACATCTCCAACGCTATGCCTCGTCACTTGTGATAGCATTGTTGAGTTGAATGGTATCCTTTCGTTAAACATTAGGCGCCCTTCATATTTCAAACTTCTTAAATAAAGTTTTAATAAGATATTGGAATAGATATAACCATCGGGCATACTTTCTAGCACAATCATTTCATCACTATCGAAAAAATTATCTTTGAGTTTGAGATAGTAATATTTTTTATTGTCTGCCATGTTTATCCTCCAATGTGTAATTTCTTGATGGTATCTTGATTTAATTTAATTCCTTTAACATGATATTTTTTCTTAAATGCTGTAATACCAATGTTATGTTTTTCGGTGTGATGGCATCGACATAAACCAGCATAAGTGTATTCTGTGTGGTCTACACTTTTTCTTTTGCGCCGACCTAGTGCTTTATCGAAATGGTCAATATCTGCACCAGTTTTGCCACAAATACAACAAACTCGGTTAGTGATACATTTATAAAAGTAATATTCCTGATTAGCAGGTAAAATATCATACCCATTGCGAAATGGAATATTATTTTCAAAAATGAAATTCAAGATAATGTTTGCTAATATCGTTGCATCATCCATTGTATTTTCCGAATCGTTTTTAAGGCTTATTTTGTAGCCTTGTAACGCTTCAAAGCGAAGATAGAACATTTCCTTTAGTACATCTATTTCTTGCCCTGTAGCCATATAAATATCTTCTAACATAGCGAAAATAAACTTACGTTGGGCAACACTAAATTTTCTAGGATCAATAAATCTTATTTCTATTTCACGTGGTCCTGTATAACCGTAGTACATCGTTTTCAAACGTTCTAAATTTATCGCTTCGTTTATTACGGCAGTGATAGAGTTGTCTTTTAAACTCTTAATCACTGCAGAATAAACATTATTTAAATTCATTCGATTGCTTCCACTTCTATTTGGTTGGCCTTCATGAAATTATTTAATGCAACTAATTTTTCATGTGTAGCCGTTACTTGGATTCTGGCTGTTTCTAATTCGGAGCTTTCTTCCTCTTCTTCACAAACGTTTGAAACAATTTCTCCAGTTTCAATATCAATAGTATTTTCTCCTACTTGCTCTAGTCCTCGGGTTTCAGCTACTTTTTCAGTGACCAACTTTTCAGCTGAAGCTTTATCAATTTCTTTAATAAGTTCTGCCGAAGTTTTCCCTTGCTCAATCAGGGTTAGCCATGAATAAGGTTCTAAGCCTTTCGCTTTGGTATAGCCTTCAATAATAAGTTTGTCATTTTTAATCCGATCTTTTTCCTTGTCTATTTCTGATGCAACAGTTTCAATTTCTTCAATGACTTTTTTCTTTAACTCGCCTTTTTGTGTGAATGACCCTTTATTGGTCCAACTTGATTCAATTTTAATAACATCAGGATGAATATTTTTTGCTGCTGAAATTTCATTGATTTTTGCTTGAACTTTTTCTTTTCTCGCTTCACGGTCATTCTCTTCATAAGATTTAATATTTTTATCAATGATATTTTTTGCCTCTTCTATTTTTTCCTTGAAGGCGTTAATAGTGGTTTCAAAAGTATCTAAAGGTTTATTAAACTCTTTTTTCACTTCGATTCTTTTTTTGTCTAATAATCCAGATACTTTGTTTAAATCCGCTCTTGCTTGTTTAGCATCTGGTAAATTATTTTCATTAAAAATTAGTTTCGAATAATGATTTACTGTTTCATCAACCATCGCACTTAATTGTTTTTCATTATTGATAATAATTTTGCTGGGGCTTACCTCCACAGTTACTTGTAGGTCTGCCATTAATTCATTTGACATATTGAACCTCCATTAATTAAAGACATTGCTTTGTCTTGGCTGTTGTCGTTTATGTTGCATTTCTTTTGCTTGCTGTTCTTGTATAGCATTCATTTTCCAGTTATTAAGCGTTTGAAGTGCTTCATTAAAATATTCTTTAGGGAATACTTCAATAGACGCTACATTAGCCATTTTGGCTAAAGCTTGGGTGTATGCTGACGGCTCATTCCCTGAGATTCCTGCAATCATCACAGCTTCGTTTTTAAGTAATGCAAGTTGTTTACCATCAACCATTTCCACATTCATATCTTGTTCATTTTTCGGAACGTCTGGGTCATCTCTTCCGTCATCAATCATCAATAAATCACACAAAGCATATTTTTTAGCATAAGAACTAGCAGAACCAGTTACTTGTGAAGCATCCATTTTGGGCTTATCTTCTGGTTCTCTAGCGTAAGCAACTGCCTTAACTTCATTTTCTCCATCCGTAATTTTCACTATTGCTTCTACATAAAAACGATTTTCCATTCGGATAATATTTTTAGTAGTATGAATATACAGACCATACTCGATACAAAGAGGCTTCACTTCACGCAATATACTTTCGGCATTTCTGTAATTGAAATTATTAAAATCATTTACTAAATCTTTTTTTACATTTAAGCGTTCAATTACTTTTAAAAATTTTTGATAAAACGTTAATTCTGTTTCTTCTGACATTTAACTAGCTCCTTTCAACAATGAAATGACTTGCTCTAGCCCTTCAATTAATTCAACTTGCTTAAAATAAGCGCTTTCGTCTAAACTCTCGAATACTGTTCTAACTTCTTCATCTTCGCTATCCTGGTAAACAGCAACGTGATTATTAGTAGTATCCCTTTCAAAAATAAGCGATCCATAGGGAGAATGATTATCTATCAAGTGTATTCTTCCTAAGTCATCAGTCTTGATTTTCATTGGCCATTTCCTCACTAGCTACTTCTTTTGCCACCTTCATTGACTTTGCTAAACTTTCAAAAAAACCTTCTGGGCTACTGAAATCCATCTCCACTTCGTCTAAACGTTTTTTTAGTTTTTCATCAAACTTTCGATATTTTTCTGGATTACAATTTGGGCAATCACACTTTGAATTAGCTTGTACAATTGGTTTAATATGATTTTCAATGAGCTCTATGGCTCCTTTAGCAGAATGCCCCATTCCCTTCGGAGTTCCTCCAGCTGCTGTTTTTACATTTACATTTACTGAATTATCAACATCATCATTACTTACTGCACTAATCAAAATACTGTAACCTTTAGCGGTCATTTCTTTTGTAAAATTTTCAATCATTTGTTGCATTTCATTATTTTGGTTTTCCATGGTATAATTCCCCTATCGATTTATATTTTTGTGACTTTTTGCTTGCCGGCGGAAGTCACTTTTTTGTTTCTCGGATAAATAACGCTTCTGGAAATACTGCCTTATTTATCGCAGTGTCTGGATATTTTTCTTTAAGCTTTTGAAATACCAGGGCTTTCGTTTTCTCGACAACATAAATTTTCAAACTATCTTTGCCAACCGCTTGAAACATCTAAACACCCCGCTTTTCTTTCTGCTGCTTAATGTAAATATTCCCCTTTTGTTTGTTGTACCATTTGTTAGCATTCACAATTGATTGTTCAAATAATTGTTTTCGTTTATCACTAAAAGACATCTAAATTCTCCCTTCAAATCTTTCCTTACTGTTTCAAATATCAAACTCCTGTCTTTTAATTTCCTGAAACCTTTTTTTGCGTTTGATATTTCTGTCTTCTATCGCTAAGTCATATGAAAAAATAAATAGAACAGCTACTAATTGAAGAAGTGAAATCCAAAATTCTGAATTCCCTTTACCTAATAAAACTCCTGATGCAAAAGCAACTAATACTACCGCAAGCCGTCTTAATGATGTAACTTTCATCGTTCTTTATCCTCCTATAAATTACTGTCAATCCAATCCATAGAACCCCAAAGGCAGTTGCATAAATGAATTCTTGAATATAAAAAGCTTTAATCATACAAATCAACAGGATTATTGTGTCGAGAAACATTATCCACTTCATATCTAAACTCCCACTCTATCAATTTCATCAAAAAACTTATCGAGAATGTATCTTTGTCCTTTTCCAGTAATTTTTGGTGTTTTTTTAATAGAAGTTTGCCCATTAGAATGAACGATGGTAGTTTCTTTAATTTCAAATATTTTTAATTCCATTGATCTTTGTGTTGGTACATTGAAGCTCGTTCCTCTTCTTTTGATTAGATATCCTCTTTTTCTCAACCAATCAAACAATCGATTCTGTCCAATATCAAAACCATTTTGTTTTAATATTTTTGCCATGTCATTAACTGAAATACTAGTTTCACTGGCACTTACTGCATCAGCAAATAATGCTTTTGGCCTCAATTCTTGATTTTCCAGTTCTAACTTTTCAATTTTCTTCTGTTGAAATTCAAGAGCACGTTTAGTCACCATTTCTGGGCTATTCCAAAACTTTTCTAACTGAATAAAATATCTACGAGCTTCTTTTCCTTTTTCTGTTTTAGTTAACATTGAAATATGCTTTGCAACATCAAGTTTCAATACATAGTCAGATACATATTGAATATTTCCATTCCCTCCTGAGACAGGTGTACCTCCAGGTACACTCGTAAAATCTTCTTCTTTTATAAACATTTCATCATACTGTTTCCACCAAGCGCTAAATCTTTTCTTTATACCTAAAAATCCATATAAATCTCTAGCACTTACTAACTGTTCATCATTTTCATTCGTTGTAACTTTTATTAATTGATTCACTAGACATACCCCTTCCTTTTGTATTTTTATAGCCCGCCCGACTTATTAATATTGAGTATTTTCATGAATCCATTTTTCAACCAATTTTTTAGGATATTTTTCTTTGCCTTCCTTAACAATTTTAGGAAATCCACTAGCATATCTATAATGTTCATCAAACGTCTTTACATCACACTTCAAAATTCTTTTAGAAACTTCATTTCGGTTTAATAATTCTTCATCTTGATTTTCAGATAACTTTCTTTCTATTATCGGAAGTGTTATTTCTAAAAATTTAGAAGCAATCCATTCAAAAAATTTTTTTGTGCTAATTGAATCAAATTGGATATTCATTACTTACACCTCTTCCAAAAACTCTCTAATTTTCTTAATTTGTTTTTTTGGTTGAACTCTACCGTTTAGAATTCTAGAAAGATATCCTTCGTTGATTTCCAACTTTTCCGCTAGCCAAGCTTGATTTTTGCCCTTAACAGCTAGAGTAATTGCGACTTCTTTTTTTAAAGTCGTTTTCACTTATCTCACCTTCTTTTATAAAATTAGCAAGAATATTTACAAATATTGTTGACAAAAGTATAAAATGTAGTACAATTAATGCATACAAAATACACCTACACATCACATTAATTCTTGCTGGGGAGCTGTTTTAATGCGTATTGTTTAGTACTTTATTTTGTAAATATTCTTGCTTACGAGATAATAATAACTACATTTTATACTTTTGTCAATAGAAAAAGCATAAAATTTTATATTTTCTCAGGCAAAATTTTGAGGTGCTTAGAATGACACTATTTGAGAGAATAAAAGAGTTATCTGCAAAGCGTGGAAAAAACTTAAAACAAGTCGCAAAAGAACTAGGTTATAGTGAAAACCTATTTTATCAGTGGAAGAAAACTACACCAACTGCTGATAAATTGCAAAATGTGGCAGACTATTTTAATGTTACAACTGATTATCTATTGGGTAGGGAAACATCTGGTATGCAAAAATTAGACCCAGAAGAAGATGAGTTAATCGTAATGTTTAGAAAAAATACTGCTGGTATGAATGATGAAGAAAAGAGAGAATTCAATGAATCTCTAGATAAGTTAATGTCTGTCGCGAAAGACTTATTTGAAAGAGACAAGAAAAAATAAAAAGGACTGTTGCTAATGTATAATAAAAAAATGTTAGAATACAGAGATGTTGATTCAGAAGACTATAATAATTATTCAGAAAATGCATTATTTCTTTTAAAGGTTATTTCAGATTGGGCTTCTATACCTGTTTCCGAAATAACTTATCATGAAGTTATAGATTATTTTGTTAATAATTTCATGATTGAAATTGTATTTTTCGATGATAACGACAGGATAATTAATCCAGAATACAAATTTATCAACGACACCATTTACAAAATTTACCCGACATTTAAAGAAAGGGTTTCTGGGTTTACTGTAACTGATGGATATAATTATAAAATATTTTTGAACTTCGATATGATGAGACATCGTCTGATATTCACTATTTTACATGAGTTAGTCCACATATATTTTCATTGTTCTTCAAAAAAGTATATGCAAATTTTTGCATCATTAAATATTGAAGATCATTATCCTAAAGAAATACTACCGTTTGAAGATGAAGCAAATATAATAGCATCTATTTTATACTTAAATGACACTAAACTAATTAATTATATATTGGAAGGAAATTCGTTCCACAGTATAATGTCTCTTTGTAAAATTAGCAAAGCTGCACTACACTGTAGAATAATGAACTATTTAATTCACAATATAGGATTAAACAAAAACACTGCTCTATTCAAATATTTAAATCCTTATAAAGAAGAAGTATTTGGGCAAACAGCATTAAAAAATTTACAATCCATAATTTCTTATCCTAGCTTTATAAAAAGATTAAACCAAGAAGCTTAACTAAAGTTAAGCTTAAAAAAATCCGCAAAAAAAGAACATACATTCGTTTTAAAGGAGGTGATGCCACCCTTTTTAATAGCCTGCCCGGCAATAGAAAGGAATTTTAATAATGGCAAATAAATATAAACCAACAAAATATCCTGGTATTTTATCTTACGAAACAAAAAGAAACGGTACTATGTATCGTATACGAAAATCTGTAACAATTAACGGTGTAAAGACCCCATTTGATGAGTCGAAATTCAAAACGCTAACTGCAGCAAAAGCTAGATTAAAAGAGATTGATGATTTAGCTTTAAGAAACGAAACTGGTATACTATTAAACCGCAAATTAACTGTAAATGATTATTGGGAAAAATATGCTAATAAAAAAGTTGTGCAGAAAGTATGGTCTAAGGACACTAGACTAGGAAACGATTCCTTGTACAAAAACCATATAAAACCAAAATATGGTAACTTACCACTTATTCAATTAAACAGAAATGACTACGAATTATATATTGTAGAATTACTTAAAAAGTTAAGAAAAGATTCTGTTCGTTCTATCCACATAGCTTTCATGGCCATGCTAAATGATGCTGTTTACTGCGGTGTGATAGAAAGAAATAGGCTTCAACGTGTGTATATTGGTGACGCAGAAAAACCTGCCAGAAACAAACATCTGAGCCTTGACGAATACTGGTCTTGGATGGATACTGCAAAAAGAATACTAACAAAATACGAATACTCATGTGTGTATCTATGTATTTATGGAATGAGACGTGGTGAAGTATGTGGTATAACACCTAAAGTAATTAGTCAAAATGAATTAACAGGTAATCTGATGATTCATTTAGAAGATAGTAGGACGAATGCCACGTCTAAAGATGGTCAAAGTAAAGGCGGAGTTAAAACAGCTGAAAGCGAAAGGTATATCGCACTTGATGAACTAGGCACCCAAGCCTTGAACACTGTCTTAACTGAAGCAAGAGAAATCAAAAAAGACTTTGGGGAAATACTACATCGAGATGACTTTATACTTATTAACCCTAGAACAGCGAAGCCATTTCACCCTACTCAATTGAATAGATGGTTTGATAGAGTTTCGAAAGAATGTGGGATCAAAGCTACTCCTCATATGTTAAGACATTTTTTCACAACTCAAGCAGCTATAGCAGGAGTTCCAAAAGAACATGTTGCCGCTTATCTAGGACACACTGATAAAGTAATGACAGAAAAATATACACATTTAAAATATGAAACGGCTCCAAACGTAGTGAGTGCAGTTTCAGAGCGTTTGAATAAGCGTTAATAAATAGTTGTGGCGTTTTGACTAAAGTAGGTTAACTCCACAACTTTATAACTTAATTAAATTTAAAATGCTTTAAAATCAATATTTATTAATGATAATATCACGTTAAAATGCAAAAAAATAGGTTGTGGAGTTTAGACATAATCAGTCAAAACTCCACAACTTTATCACAACAAATACTAACTATTAATCACTTTTATTCATTTCTTTAAAATTGATAATATCATATTGTCAACATTTAAAAAGGAATGAAAAGGAAGTGAATGGATTTAAAAATCTATTTACTTCGCTAAACGATAAATAGCAAACCTTTTAATCCCTTCAAATCATAAGGTTTATGGAATAAAAAAATAAAAAATCACAACTTTTCCACAACTAAAAAAGTCTGGGCAGAGCTATAATTCAGAGTATCAGCAATGTTTATTGATACTTTGAATTTTTTATTTCTTTATGTTTACTATCACTAATGATAAAATTAATACATAAATTTAATTGGAGGGAATATTTTGAAAAAGTTTTTTTATTTTATAGGAGTTATTAGCGTTACTGGTTTATTTTTAAGTGGGTGTGCTGATAAGAAAGAAACTACAGCTTCTACTAGTTCAAGCTTAAAAGTTAGTTCTTCAGAGATTACTAAAGATACTAAAATAAAAAATGAAAAAGAACTAAGTTCTTCTCTAAAAAAGATGAATGAACTTATGGTACCTATCAAACAAACGCTTCAAGGATTCATTAAAGACCCAAAAACATACACCACAGCTAGTGTTGCTAAGTTTTCTTTAAAAACTGAAGAGTTATCAAAATATGAAAATAGAATAAATGATTATGTAAAAGAGAATGGAAAAGAATTTAAAGATGAAAAGCTAAATGATTTATATACTACCTATCAAGAAAATCTAATAGATATTACTTCTTTAATTAGTGATTTACCAAAAGAATTTGCAGATTAAAAAAAGTCCCTACCTCTCATGTTGAGAAGTAGGGATTTGCTTATTTCTTAATAATTCAATGTTTGACCAGGATAAATCAAGTTAGGATTTGCTAATCCATTTAATGCAGCTAAAGCTTGATAAGTAGTGCCAAGTTTTGCTGCAATACTAGATAAATTATCACCAAACTGGACTGTGTAAACATTACCTGTTGCCGATCCATTGACTTTCAAAACTTGACCAGGATAAATAAGATTTGGATTTGTCAATCCATTTAATGCCGTTAACGTTTGATAGTCTGTTCCGTATTGATAAGCAATACTTGATAATGTTTCGCCGTATTGTACCACATGAGTCGCTTCTGGTTGTTTATCAGGAACAGTTACCGCATCTGGCAATAATTCAATATCGCCTTTGCTGATCCACGACAAAATGCCTTCTAGCAATACTCTGCTCTCAGTTGCTTCTTGCACTTTGTAGCTGTTTCCTTTTACCCATTGCGGAATAGCTTCCCCAGTTGCCCAAGCATCTACATTAAATTTCACTTTGACGGTATCGCCAACTTTAACATCAGAATTAGGTATTTTTTCAATTTCTTCGCCTGCATCTGTTGCTGGCGTATCCGTTTCTGGTTTATTGGTATCTGTATAACCACTATCCGTAATTCCTGTTAAATCTACGTTACCATCTAAACCACCTGCAATATAAGCGGATGTGAATTGCCAAATACCAATACCATCCATGCTTGGGAAATAAGCATACAATGGATATGGTGACACACCATC